TTGCAACAGCAGGTGATGTTACTAAGAAATTAGCGCCACCCCTTAGGGTTTTTTGATGAATCTTATTAGATACTTTTTGAAGTTTAGTTCCTAAAGTTTGGAACCACTCTCCTTGAGTATTATAATATCCACCAGCATCAACAGCTTTTCCTTCGAATGCTGTTCCAGCGGCATTAATAAATTGATTAGATTGAGCTGACCAATACTCAGTTGTTACTGCGCCATTGATTAACATATCTAAAATTTCAAGATCAATTTCCATTGATACATATTCACTTAACATTGAAGTTAATTCAGCTTCAGCGTCAATTGAGTGATATGCATTCAAATCTTGAGCAAATTCAGGAGTCCAAACAGCCTTTAACTTTCTAGTCTTAGCTACGATTGGGTCTGATTGCATTTCAAGATTTACTTCTGGAATATTAATGTCAGTACCATTATCGATACCAGTATTAACACTTGATCCAGCAAATGGGTTACTATCTTCAAAATCACCTCTAGTAGTATCAGATGGTTGTTTGCTATATTTAACTGTGAATCCTCTATGGGTTCCGTTAGCTAATAATGCACCTGATCCTGTTGCTACAAATATTACATTGTCACCACTAACTTTTGTTAATGCTGGGAATATACTAATTGCAGTTGCACTTGATTGTGATTCAATTGTAAATGATCTTACAGCTGTTGCATCTGATCCTGATAATGATGAAAGTGGTAAAGTTAAAGTTTTATGTTCAACTGTATTTTTACCTAATCCAATAATATCACCATCAAAATTTAATGAAGCTGATGTTGCACTTGCAATTGTTACGTCTAAACCAAATCCACCAGCACCTGCAGCAGATGATGTTTCATTGATTGAATATCCAAATCTACCAGCACCATATAAACCACCAGAAGCGTCTGCAGCATCAGATGTTACACCAAACATAGAGTTGTTAGCATTTGGAGAACCAAATTTAAACTCATTAGATGTACCACCAGTTGTTTCAAAGCCTGGTTGAGATGTACCGTATTTAAAATCTAGATAAAATACTAGTCCTGAAGGTAGGTTCATTGGTTGTACAGAAACAAATTCTTTTGCTGCAAATTCAGCAAATATTCTTCTTACCAATGGTAAAGCTACACCAGCCCACTCTTCAGAGTTAGCAGATGTACCAGTTGATGAAGCTTCTTTCACTAATTGTCTAGCTTGATTTTCAAGCAATTGAGACATACCAGATCTTTGAGTATCTCCATCTAATCCTTCAAGAAGTCCTGTTCTTTCCCATTTTGATACTAAACCTTTAGCAGCATTTCTTTGGGAAGGATTATTGTCTTCTAATAAAGATGAAATTTCCATTTTTATTTTTCTTTCTTGTTTAAAGCAAACCGGCTAATTTTTTCCATCTATTAGCTAATTGGTTGCCTTCATTAATAATTTGTTTAGTTGGTTCACTTGGAGCTGTTGTTCCTGAAGCTTTAGATGCAAAACTTTCTTTCACAATCTTTTTCTTTTTAACAGGAAGTTGAAAACTCTCAGCTAAGGTACTAAACACTAATTTTACTTCTCTTGTATTACCAGCTCTATCAAAATTTTCAATTACAGTCATTTTTTGATTTTCTGATAATTCAAAATTTCTGAATAATTTGTTGGTATAAAGAAGTTTTGCATTTAAAAGATTAACTTCATTAATCGTGTCTTTTAAAGAATGAATTGTATTATATGCTTCATCAAGTTCAGCTGAGATTTCTTCCATTTTTTCTTTTGGTTCTTCTTTCTCATCTTCTTCATGTTCAGCTTCAGTTACTATTTCATCATCTTCAGAAAGAATTTCTTCGATAATTTCGTCAATGTTAAAGTCTTCTTCGATTTTGTCATCAGAATCTTTATCAGCTTTTGCTGGTTCTTCTTCGACTGCTTCAGGTAATACTTCTTCAGTTACGTCTTCATCTAGATCTTCTTCTAGTTCACGAATTATTGCTTCTAGTTCTAAGTCTTCTTCCGTTGGTGCCATTGAATTAGCGTCAGTTGGATCTTCATCTGCATCGTTCATATACATACCTTCCATTGACATATCGTCAGCAGGTGCTTCCATTTCTGGTGCAGGTGCTTCCATGTCCATTTCGGCATCCATTTCTGGTGCAGGTGCTTCCATATCCATTTCAGCTGCAGCATCCATTTCTCCACCTTCTTCTGGCTGATACATTACATCATGCTCATCAACTGGTGCAGTCATGTCTTCTGGGGCTTCCATATCTTCTTCGGCTAAGTCTTCGGATATCTTTGCGGTTAACATACTTTGAATTCTAGGAGCAAAAGCTTCTTCTAATGCAATCTTTGCGTTTGCTAATGCAGTTTCTTTAACAGCTTTAGCATCTGCGATTGCTTCTTTAAGCAAATCAGATTTTGCCATATTGTTTCTCCTTAAATTTATTTTGGAAATAAGATTATTGTGAATCTTAATAAGATTATATTGTTGTATGACGT